TTAGATCGTAGGGTAGCTATCATCGCTCATAGCCCGGATGATGAAGTACGTTACACGACCAATCACTTCCACCTCTTCCAGCGCGCTCCCCTCTATCGCCTCGCCATCTTCAGATATCAGTGCTTTACCTGCCAGTTTTACAAACTGCACTTCACCACCAGCAAGAACGGCGAGTGTATCTCCCTGTCTCGCATTCAGCGACACGTCGATAACCGCGTATCCCTCTGACGTTTCCAGGATTCGACTATTCATTGATATCCCGCAAAACATATCGACTGTTAAGCGCCTTGAAAGATAATCAGCAGCCGGTGATGGAAATCCCATGTCATAGACCTCCGTTAGGGTTATAGAGCATGAACAAACGCTCCTCACCTTCAGTAGGCGAAATGTCCTTGAACGTGCTTATGCTGGCCTCTATCCAGGCATTTGCATCACGCAAAGAGAAATCCCAATTTACCTTCTTCAGTTCCCGCACAAAATCAACGGTTCGTAGTGTCCTGCGACCGCTTGGCTCAACAACTACAGCCGACCGGAATGCAGCCTCAATGTCATAACGTCTTGGCATATGCACCTCACAATTACTGTTTATATATACAGTATATTTTATAACAAGTATCGATCAAGTAGTGTTTTGAATGGTTGAAACTGCTACTATTACAATTTACTTTTGTTTCATAAGATTACGGATATGAATATAAGATATAGGGCTGACATAGACGGGCTAAGGGCTCTAGCTGTTCTGTTGGTTTTTGCTTATCATCTGAAATTTTCAGCACTGAGCGGAGGATTTGTTGGAGTAGATGTTTTTTTTGTTATATCTGGGTTTCTCATAACTGGAATTGTGATAAGGTCGATTGACAGCGATTCATTTTCTTTTCTTGATTTTTTCAATAGAAGAATTAAGCGTATCGTACCTAACGTCTTTGTAGTAGCTACTTGCTCGCTAATTGCTGGATGGTTCGTTCTCTTACCGAATGATTACTCATCACTTATACAGAGCTACTTCTATACATCTGTCTATGCAGCAAATTTCTATTTTCTTGATGCTACCGGCGCATACTTTGCTCAGGCAACAGATGAAATGCCTCTTCTGCACATGTGGTCTTTAGCTGTTGAGGAGCAATTCTATTTTATTTGGCCAGTAATTCTCTTCATAACATTAAAATTTTATAAGGGAAATAAACTAGGTATAATAACACTTTTACTTGCGGTGTTATCATTCGTATTTTCTGAAAGAATGGCTCATACCGATAGTGGATTTGCATACTACATGCTACACACAAGATCTGGAGGATTAATTCTTGGAGCATCACTTGCTATACTGCAGCGTGACTATAAAGTGGTAAGGGAGTTTAATTCATGGTTTATGGTTTTAACAGGAACCATATTGATAATATGGACTTCTTTTTCTTTAACTCCAGACTCTATCTTTCCTGGAATAAACTCCGCCCTCCCATGTTTTGGCGCTTTCTTTGTCATTGCTGGCGGATCCGGCTTTAAGACAAATTTCGCATCAAAAATTTATAGTTTGAAGCCATTTGCATTGATTGGTTTAATCTCATTTTCTGTGTATTTGTGGCATTGGCCTTTTATCGCGTTTTCCTCTTATCTTGGAATACTTGACTCACATTTAGTTAAGGTGTCTATATTTATATTAACCATTTCTCTATCCGTTCTGAGCCTAAAAATGATCGAAACTCCGATAAGAAAGTCATCGATTAAATTCTTTAGGTCATTCACTACAATAAACCTATCATTTATTGTATTTTCTGCAATAGTTCTTACCATTTCATCACATACTAATGGAATGTCATTTAGGCTTAACAATGGAACGTTAAATGCAAAAAGTGTTGACGTTAGGTTCGCTGGACTTGATGAGGGTTGGTGTCATGTAAGCGCAGAAGGAGTTACAAAAATACCATTTAGCAAAAATATGGAGCATTGCCATATTGGCGACAAGAATGGAAAGAAGAAAGCAATTTATATAGGTGATTCTAATGCAGGACATTTTGCTCCATTTGTAGATGAACTTGCAAGAAAAGCATCAGTTAAAGTAAGACAACTTAGCACTCAGGGTTGCTGGCCTACATTAAAACCAGAGGCTTGGGGTGAAAATCCTGACGTATGCCTCAAGTTCAGGCAAGAAATATTACGTTCCATACCTAATGATAAGTACGATTATATAATCGTTGCTAACAATTGGGAAAGAGATAGTAGATTCACATCATATAAAACAGAAGACTACAATTCATTATTTGGATTTTATTCCAAGCACGCAAAAAAGGTCATTGTATTGGCCCAGATGCCAGAGTTTAGAAGGAATCCTGCCGAGTGCTTCCGTCGTAAGCAATGCACGCCAAATGATGACTTCCAGTATCTTCCTGCAATGCATGATGCTAACTCTATCATTGGTGCAGCAGCGGGAAAATATAAGAATGTTGTGGTAATAGATGCATCATCTTACATGATTAGGAACGGAAAATATTCACCGTTTGCTATGGGATATCTCATGTACCATGACACTGGACATATTTCTATAAAAGGTATGAAGTGGATTGTACAGCAATATCAAAAAGATAATAAAAATCCATTCAATTAATTTTTAAGGCCGCAAACGCGGCCTTAATTTATATCTTATATTTCATTGTACCCATTATAGAAACTGTTGAATTACTTCGATCCGCCCAGTTTAAAATAGTAGGCCCTAGGTTTGTAGTTCTTGTTACAGTTGCATTTGATCCTGTAATAACGCTTAGGCTAAGAATGCTTGCGCCTGTGTTAGAAAAGCCGTTTAGCTGATGTATCTCACCCCCACCACTATAGCTACTAGCACCACCTAATGATACTGCTGGAATTGGCAATGAAATACCAATGTTTCCTGTAGTGTCTGAAACTGAAGTGCCTATAACCATGAAATTAACAAAACAATAACCATTGTCAATCGTGTACTTCCCTACACTTCCACTCCAAGTACCGGTATTGGATGTTACAGTTGGGACGTATGTTAATGTTTCTGTTGACCAACTCCATGGAGCTGAATTAAGTCCTATGCGTGTAGTTTTATCTGTTTGAGATGAGTTAAAAAGATGGTAATTACCAGATGTTGATGGAGCGTGAAATGTATTACCTACTATAATCAAGCCGGGACAGTTACCACCAGAATAATATACATAATGATTAGTATTTTCTGGTAGAACCCATGCACTTGATAATGTGTTGTTGGTAATAATCAAGTTAGATCCACTAGTGCTTTCAATAAAATTAGTTCTTATATTCTTTAAGGTGTTTCCTGATATTACACCAGAGAAAAGAGAGTTAGCACCTTTAATCAAATGGCTTATACAATCACTAGCATTAATTGGGTTAACAGTGTCGTCATACGAACTATTGAAAGAGTTATCTGATATATTAAATATGTTAAGCGCCTTCACCTCAAAAGCACCACCTCTGAATGATAATAAAGAGTTATTGTTTGCAACAATCAGTCGTCTAATAGTTGCATCAGCAGCATCAATCAGACGATCAACAACAGCAAAATCATTGTTTGCTATAATCACATCGTGAATGTAATCCTTCCATACTGCTGTACCTGTTATTTTAATAACTCTTGAGGTCGAGTCAGAACGACCGCCTAGCCTAGTATAATGTCGCGCTCCTGTATATTGAGAGTTTGTAGCGCTTCCGTTTGTCCAGATAATATCTGGATCAGCAACAATATGAAGCTCGTTAGTCACACCAGCAAAGATACAGTTTTGGGTAACAACCCCTCTACCATGTGCCTCTATTGCATCTACAAACATAGAAAATCTACAGTTTAAAAATGATACATCTAGATCAGCAGCAAGCCACCCTAACTTTCCGAAATAACATGTTTGGCTGTAATTTGCTGGAATACTGAAATCTGAATCAGTCAGGCTTCCATAAAATGATATATCACGAAATCTCACGTATTCAATTTCACAGTTAAATAAAGGGTTTATATTTGTGTTAGGTGATCTTATATGAGTTGCCATAATCCCATCACCAATGAACTCAACTCCAAATGATAATGTACTTGGAATTATGAGGTCGCTTACATTATAAACTCCTGCAGGTAAATATATTTTGCGAATTCCTCCGTTTCGCGATGTATCACCAAGATCATTAATCGCAGCCTGAAAAGCAGCAGTATCATCGTCTCCAGTCTGTGTTGTCGTATTCCAGTTTCCCTTTGCACCATAGTCCTTTACATTGATGAAATCAGCATTGAAATCATGCTGAGTTCTTGCAATGGTATTTGGCTTTGGTTGTTTAACTGAAACCAGTGAATCACCGTTACCATCATTACTACTGGAAAGACTTGATCTGAGTGAGGCATCTCCGACGCCTATCCAAGCTCCAATACCAACTCCACCAGTTGTTTCTGGGGTTGAGTTCTCAGGAACATTTTTGGGGAATGCTCCATCCCAACGATAATATTCACCAGTAGCCTCAAGACGTAGAACATGATTAGGAAGCGTCAGTGTATTACCATCCTCAAAACTGTCGATTGTGATGTAGCCGAAATGTGAGATCGCTTGCCTTGCCAGCCAGTTAATCCCTTCAATAGTGTAATGCTCATTACCAAAGCGATCTATGTAAGTGTTAACCAGTGAAGTAACAAACTCATCAATCTTCCCGGCGTTAAACTTCAGATCGCGTGGGGATTCACTCGGCACTGGCAAATTTGTAGGTTGGGTAGCCATATTTTTTCCATAAAAAACCCGACGCAGTGGCCGGGCTGCGGTTATTGGGATTGGTTTTACGAGTAAATCAGGTCGCTGTACTCAGCGAGGGTAATTGCTGTGCCTCCCTGTCCATCTGGCTGCTTGGCGGTTATGGTCCATTGCCCGGCGTCCAGTTCCTCTGATGTTGCTATCACATACCGTGATGGTGACTGAACGTCGAACCCGTCGTAAAGGTTCAGTGGTATGGCAGGAACTGCTGCGGTAAATCCGAACTGTGTATCTGAACGAGGCGAAGCCGGGAAGCGGGCCGTTGTAGCGCCGGATGAATCTGTGATCTGCACATACATCGAGCCAGAGAAATTAATACGCTCACTGGTTTCGAAGTCGTTACCAGATCTAGAGACGATGTATCCGGCTTGCTGGTTAGTATCGTAAGTGTCTGGCACCTGAACCATGTCACCGATATTCACCCACTCACCGTCTGCCATAGCCGTGATAGCCATAGCCATGCGCGAATAAATCAGGCGCTTGCATTCCCTGACCGCACGTTCATTTGCCTGGAATCTATTCCTGACGTACAGCATTTCGAACTTCTTGGCTTTCGTGGGAGAACCTTCCACAATGCTGCTCCCGGATATCCGGTAACGAACAAAATCCTGCTTGTTCGTGTCTGGATTACGAAACTGCACTTCGACGCCGTCATATCCACCGGGAAGCGTCATATCATACGACAGCGAATACCCTTCAGGTTTAGTATTAGACCGGTTAAATATTGTCGCTGCGGAGGTTTTCTTGCTGTCGCGTGAGAACGACAAGACGCCATTATCATCATAAACAGTGACGCTTGCGGCATCACAGATAGTTTCCATTCTTGAACCAAGCGAAACGTCTTCATCATCGAATGTGTAGTCGAAGTAACCCAGGCGCGGATCGATAGCGTCAATCTCTGCCTGAATCTGGTACAGGCCGTAAATATCAATGCTCGACTCCGGCTGTTCGCCGACGATTAACCAGTTATGCAGCGCGATGTCAGCAAATTTGCGCGACGGACTAATCGTGTAATTTACCTGGCGAGTGGCAACGTTATAACTGATGACATGCCTGGTGATTAGTGCATTGTATTTCCTGTCCCGGCTGCCGGTGGCGTTTTCGGTTGCTCTTACTTTAATCATGACCGTTGTGTCGTCAGGATGAACAACGTTACTCCTGATATTGACTGCGTGAACCTCTTCAAGCTGAAGCTTGCTATCGTTAGAGCTGTTGTTAGTCCGTTTCACCGACACCGCATAACGACCGTATCCGGCTGCTGGAGATATCTTAAATGTCCGATAATACGTTCTTGATACTCCTTTGGATCCGGCGCTTATCTGATAATTTCGTGTCTCACTGGTGCCGGGTATCTGAATGTTGTCATCGTCAACCTGCCACAGCGTTACCGATAAATTAGCAGTCTGACCACCTACAAATCCTGCCTGAATATGAGCCCAAATCTGGCTTGACCTGATAGGCGAGATAAAAGGGCCAACTATTAACGCACCGTTATCGTTCAGGATGAATTTCGTGGTGTTTATTGTCGCGTTTGCAACAGGTATGGTGGTACCAGATAGCTGAGTGAACGTAAACGTGTAGTAATACACCGGAGCCGTAACAGAACCATTATCTGACTCCTCATACGATGACAGATTGGCCGTTATGGTTACGTCTTCAGTTTTTGTTCCTTCTGGCACCGGATATGTCACATTAATGGTGAATGTCACCGGGTGCGGAAGAATAAGTCCGGTAAAATAGTCAAATTCAGATTGCTTGACGATTTTCATGGCAATTTCGCCACCAGCATAAGTGCCGCTGACTACGGTATTTGCGCTGGCAGACTCGACGGGGATCCCCTCGTTCTCGTTGGGCCCTGGCATTTCCTGACCATCAACATCATCAAACTGATAGCCCTCAGTTACAGAGGGAATTACTTCCCCTGGCTGATAAATCGTATAAGTTGCTCCAGCCATTGACCCCAAGTTCGTTTCAGAGAACCTGACGGACGAAATGTCATATACGCCAAGGCCAAAATTCATCATCTCAGTGACGTACTTAATCCCTGAGTTATCCTGTCCACCGGGTACATATTCAAACATTGATTCCTGAACAAGGTCCGGAAAAGCCCTTATCTGACCAAAATTATCAGGCTTTGCCTCGCCGTTACGCGCTACGTTAGTCTGTCCTTTCAGGCTGTTATTCGGAGATGTTTTACTGTTGCTGCTCGACGAATTTGTATTCGGCTTTGGCATCAGTCCGGAAAGGATTTTTTGAGTGAATTTTATCGGGTTAAAATGCTCAAGAGGATTAAGGATTGTGCCAATCAGGTCGCCACCTTTTGGCTGGTCAAAGATGATTACCCGGTCATTCACCTTGAGTGGAAAGGAAAGTTCATCATCGGGGCCAAGCTCGTTACCATTAACTAGAATGCGAATATCCCGGTGAAAACTTTCCTGCTCCAGCCACTCCGAAAAAACAGTACCAGCGCTAACAATAGCCCGGTCTTTAGGAAGCCCTGGTACTCGCTGAATTTCGATTACCGGCATAAGCATAGAACTCCACTTTGGTGAATAGTTTCTGAATGGTGCGGATCGCGTCTGACCTGACGTGACCGTTTTCACCGCGGCTATGTAGTGCGCGCCCGTTGACAATCAGACCGACATGGACGGGGTTGCTGCCGATCCACGCGACGAAAATACTGTCATCACTGAAAGACTCAGTGCGGCGCCAGAACACAACATCACCGTCGTAACAGGTCAGGAAGTCATCACCACTTTCGTAGTCAGCGGTCTGGTGAATCTCGATGCCGAGAACGTGCCGATAGTAAAGCACCACTAATCCCCAGCAATCCGCAGCTTCGAAAGAGCATGCGCGGTTCTGCCAGGGGATACCGGTTACACGTGAAAGGAAGTCGTCTTTAGACATTCTGAAGCCCCGGATATTCTTCTACGGTGTACAGGCGGCCAACGTTGCGGTTAAGCGGATTGATACGCGTCAGGCTACATGTGACGTCCTTGTCATCCATCGAACAGTCAGACACATAGAGCGTCCATGTTTTAATGGCTGTGCTCATATCTGCTGAATCAAACACCTGGTAAGTTGCGGAAATCGGCGTGATGCGCGCATGCGCTTTCCAGAGTTTCAGCTTCTGCTTAAAGTCCTGAGCCAGCCTGCTGAATTTAACCGTACTGTCGAGTACCGGCGTATTGCTCTGCTGACTTTCCGTCAGTTCCATCCGGCACGGCGTGAACACCTGACCGCCGAGAGTTTTGGGGAATATCTGGTTATTCACCAGACGCACATACCCGAATGTCTCGTTGTAGAAGGTGATGGTTTCATACAGGATCCGGTTCGGTCGCTGGCTTTGAAATTCTCGCAATGTAGGCATTACGGCACCCTCGGCAAGCTTTCTGGGTCGCGATCGTCAGGATACCCGGTCACGATAATGTCCAGCCATGACGGCCACGGCGGCGGAAGCTCAACAATGATGTCGTCAAAGTCGTCATCAGAGTTAACTAGTTCACGCGCGATAACGTCACCGCTCCAGGTGAAGATTGATCCTGATTGCGACCACGACGGCCAGGCTATGAAGTGCAACTCCTGCACCTCAATACCTGTATCGCCGGTTCCGGTACCGACAGGCATCGTGAACCACTGGTTGCAGTTGTCCAGGTAGTTTGGACTGCGCAGCCACTGCATGAACGCCCGGTGCTGGTCACGCGTGAATATCCATGTCAGCGAGAACGACGTTTTCAGATCATCAGTCAGCTTCTGGAATATCGGCGCGCCGACCGTTGGTTGATCCGTGCGAAAACCAGTATCGGTGGTCGGAGTCTTTCCTTTTTGCGCCAGCGGTAGCCAGTCTGGATAAGGTATTGCCATTACTCCCTCGCTTTACGTGGTGCCTGATGATTTCGTTGGATTGCCTGACTTGCCGGGCCTCCGTTATCCATGTCGTAAACGAACGCATCAACCGTCCATCCACCATTACCATCAGGAGTAGCCTGAGCGTCCACAGAGGCGGCGGTGTAGTTGTTGATATTCACAACCACACCTCCACTTTCTCCACCACCGGAACTCATTTGCTTGTTACTGATGACGCGCCCATTATCGCCGGGGATCATGTACTGTTTGCCGGTACTGGCTCGGTAGATTTCAGGCATGCCGCCCTCACCTACCTGGTACATCGAGCCGGCAGAAACCGGACCGCCGTTTTTACGCTTACCAGCAAGTCCACCGGCAAGCGCCATTGCCGCCACAAGAGCAGCGATACCGATCGCAGCGGCACCACCGAAAGAGCCGATTGAAGCTACGGCCGCCGCCGGAGTCCAAACTGCCGCGGTAGTTGTTGCTGCTGTCGTACTTGCTGCCGTTGTAGTGGCAAGTCCAGCCGTCTGAGCCGCGGTAGCCGCTGCAACAGCTGATACCTGTGCAGCCTGCCCCATTACAGCTGATTTGACCCAATCAATGCCCATCTGGACAACTGCGTTAATTGCGCTGTTAAGTGCGTTGCTAACCAGTGATGAGATCGCTTCCTGAGCAGACATACTTCCGGTAATAATCCCGGTGAAAGCATTGCTGGCATTGTTGCCGAACGAAGTGAAAGCCGCCCCTGCCATCTGAGTTGCCAGGTTGAGTTGCGTCCACTCTTCAAACATCGCAGCAGAACGTTGTTGCCGGTACTGAAGTTCTATAGCAGCGCGCGCTGCCTCGGCCTGCGCAATCTTTTGAGGGTACAGCAGTGCGTACTGGTTAATATCAGCCATGTCCTGCTGATACTGGCTGTCCAGTCCGGCTGTTTTGCTGGTACGCCCCTGGATCGTGCTGAATTTGTTACTGGCCTCAGAGCGCTCCTTCTCGGCTTTCGCCTGCTCGCGGATCGCATTTGCGTTATCCCATGTCTTCGCAGCATATTCACCAGCAAGTGCTATCTGCTGTTCAGTAGCTGATTTCCCCAATGACTGCTGAGCATTCAGAACAGCCTGAGCACGCGATAACTCCCCGACACTTGTTGCAGACAGTTCAGACTTCTGCCGCATCTCGTCAAGTTTTTGCGCTATTTGATCCTGCGTCCTGGCGTATTGCTCTGCGTCTTTCTGGGCCTGCGATTTACCTGCTTTTGGCTTGTTGCCGGTAGCGGTCGTTTTAATCTGAATTGGTTTAGTATTGGCAGCCTGATTTGATGCCTTAGTAACTGCATCAAGATCTCCAACGAGCATTGCTGCTCTGTTGCTAAGACCGGCAAGCGCTTTGCTTTGTGCCTCCCATCCATCAAGGCCAAGCCATCCCCATGTCCGCGCCCGACGCTCGAACATTTCACCAGTGCTTGTCAGATCAGAAATCTGAGATGCTGCTGATGCAGTTTTTCCTACCAGACGATCGAGTGCAGCCGTTACGGAATCTATAACCGCTACAAGTCCAGTACTTGCTCCGGTTGCCTGGTTAATGGAGTCAACCATTCCAAGCATGGAGTTAGTGAGAGCGGTATTGGCCTGTGACAGGGTTCTGGGTAATTTTTCGAACTCTGCATTTACGACACCAGTTTGTTTTTGAATAGCATTGAGAGCGTCTTCAGCAGTGAGCTTCCCTTCCAGCATTCTTTGCCGTAACTCGCCAATGCTGACGCCCATCCCGGCGGAAATCTGGCGAGCCAGCTCAGGCATCTGTTCAAGGATGGAGTTAAATTCCTCAGCCCGTACAGTGCCAGATGAAATAGACTGACCGAACTGACGGAGAGCGTTAGCCATTTCCTCAGATGAGGACCCACCTATGCGCCCAATTTTCTGCAACGTCTCCGTTAACTGGAGAACTTGTCCATTGGTCGCTCCGGTATCGCGCAATGCCGTACTCAGTGATTCCCATAACTTAGCTGTATCCTGAAGAGATCCACCAGTTGCCGAACTTATACGCATCAGGCTTTGCATGGTTTGTGACGCTGTTGCTGCGCTGCCAGTAAGGCGCTCAATTCTTGAATTTAATTGCGACATGTTGTCGGCTGCAACAATGAACGCCTTTCCCCACTCAGCCACGACAGACGCAGCGATAGCCGCACCAATCTTGTTAATACTGGTTTGCAATTTATCGGCTGATGTGGCCGCTGAGTTTGCATCTTTGCCGAGTTTATTTAGCGATCCGCTAGTTTTGTTGATGCTGCCAGAAGCTTTGTTGGCATTCTTCGACATCTCATCAAGCACGTCGGAAGCTTTTCGGCTGCCGGTTACCATCTTCGCGGTTTCAATGTCTACGTCGTAATACAGATCGCCGAGGTTTTCCGAAGCCATGTTATCTCCAGGCGTAAAAAAACCCGCCTGAGCGGGATTTGTATGTTATTAATTTTTCCTGGCTGCTTCCGCCCTTGCTCTTCGCGCTGCCTGCCGTGCGAGGAAATCGTCAGCGACTTTATCGTACTCTTCTCGCGTGAATCCCTTTTGGTCAGGATATTTGGCAGCAAGCAGTAACTGGAACTTCGTCATTGTCAGGCGGGAAGCTTCTTCTTCGCTAATGCCAAAATGCGTTTGCGCTGCAACAATGTACTCAATGGCGCGAAATTCCTTTGTCGCTTCGTTAGTTTCATTCCGCTGTAACTTTCTTACCTTCGCCTTGCCGATAATTCCGTGCTGCATAAGCTGTTGAGCGAGTACAATTATGTCGCTTTTCGGCATCAATCCTGGTAGATAAACAACTCGATCTCCATCTCCACACCACTCTCCAGTCAGGCAGGTGATATCACTATCACAGCAACTCTGAAGTACTCTCACCGATTCAGAAACAAGGTGGTCAGCAGCGCGATTTAGTGATGGGACAAACATGCTTGTATTGAAAGATGGGTTGTCAGCGATAAGGTCAATAATGCTTTGTGTTTCGCTTCCATGGATCAGACCGAAGACCTTTACTATCTCGTCAGGCTCTCCAATTCGCGTCATAGCCAGAAAGGATGGCCTGAAAATATAGTCAGCACCACCTTCCCTGCTATCGCTTATGCCGATCTCTCCAATCTCTTTCAATGCTGTCATTTTTCATTCCAGTGAACGGTCATTATCAAGGGCAGCTCGCCGCCCTTTGGAATAACCGTTAGCTCACAGTAACGGTGCAAGCCGTAGATGTTAAGGTCTGGGCAGGTAAAGACGAGTCGGTAACCTCGCAGGTATAAACACCAGCATCACCAGAAGCAGCGCTGGCCTTATTGAATGTAGCTGATGTCTGCCCTGACACTGCACTACCGTCCTTCTTCCAGATATAGGTGTATGGTGCTGTGCCACCATCAACCGCTACAGTCATGGTTAATGCGGATCCAGTCGCTACAGATTTTGTAGCTGCAAGGTCGGTAGTGAATGCTAATGTTTCTGCTGCTATCACTTCGATAGTGCTTGCATCGCCGACTTTGAACTCGGTAGAGAACGTAACGATGTCGTTGGTGCCACCGTCAGAACTGAGCGCCGTGATGTTCATGTAGCCGATGAATTCAACCGGGCCGTAATCCATGCGTACCCAGATGCCTGGTTGGCGTTTTGCTTTCAGCTCACCAGCGAAATATTCGATAAAACGGCCAACACCATACTGATCAAGTTTGTCTTTCTTGCGAACCTCACCCTCAAAAGAAATAGTGAAGTCACTGTTAGTGATGATCGTCTCGACATATCCGCCACCGTCATCAGCATCAGACGTAACAGTATTTGGGTTGAAATCGAAACCTTTCGACGTACCCGCCGCCAGTGATTTCCAGTCTGCCTCCTGCGGCTTGGCATCAGGACAGCCATCAGCTACTTCCAGCACGACTGCGCCACCGAAAAGGCGTTCGTTCGAGTTCTGGCAATCAGCCATGTGAAACTCCTCTTTGACGTATAAAAGAAAACCCGCCGGAGCGGGTTATTTGGTTGGGAATGGCTAGTCGCCAAATGTGCAGGAAAATTGCAATCGGAAGACTATTCTCCCTTCTTCTGTGAGCACCGGCGCGGGGATTGATCCCATGTTCTGGATGTAACCGACGCAGTCATTAGCCATGGGATTGGCCTGGACGTAATCGACGACGCGTTGTACAGCGATGAGTGCATCTTTGCGCTTATCTTTCGCTCCGATCACATCCACCAGCACGTAATATTCCGAACCAAGTGAGGATCTAATCGCAGTTCCACCGCTTGGCCTGAATACCATTACTGCCTTCGAAAGGTCGCCCGGGTCGTCGTACATCAACTGCTGCACCGTGAAGCCGGTCGTTAGCCCAGCATCGCCGAACATGTTTCGCACCCGTTCATGCATCATTGGTGTCATACCGATAATTCCTTCCTGATGACGGCATCAATTTGGCTTTTGGTATCTTCGAAGCCTTTAGTCAGAAACTCCTTCCTTGCCGTCGAGCGTCGGAAAGTTTGCGGCACGTTCGGATCGTGAACGTACACAGCATAATTCGCCGTGTAACCCACACGGCCTATCAGACGAGTGCCAGATGCCGTCACTTCTCGGTACTGGCTATTCAGGAGTGTTGATGTGTCGATCGGTGTATATAGCGCTGCCTGTGAGCTGCCGATGATGAGCGCTGATTGTATGGCGCGAATAGCTTTACGCCCTTGAACGTCATTAACGAAACGATCAAGGTTCGCTTTAGCCTGACGAACCCCGCGTATTTTTACGCCCATGATTAGACTCCAGTCAGGATGGCGTAATCATCCGCCAGGCGCTCGAACGTGTCGGCGTAGCGGATAACCTGCCGCACCTCGTCGGCACCGGCAACAACCGGGTCGGGCTCGGTCGATACGCCAATAAGCAGGTAATCACCCGCTGCGGCCAGCGCGAACTCTGTCCAGACAGTGTTCTTAACGACGATTTCAGCGCCAAGGCTGGCTAACTTCTTGCTGAGCCCGCCCTCGTAATCACAGATGATTTGCTCAGGTTCGGCATAGCCCAGCGGGTCGCCATATTCGTCATTACCTTCCAGTTTGCGCCAGATAGTCGCCGTCGCGGTATAACTCCAATTCGCTACCGATGACATCAGCCCTCCTTCCAGCGCAGCACCTTCGCGCCAGTCGCCCGGATGCGCTCACAGTTGATATGCCACTCTCCGTCCGATTTAACGTAGCCGGTAGTCTCCCGCCCGGTGTCGGTCATCACCCAGACGCGGGTGAACGAGCGTGGTAGCCCGTGCTTAACTGATTTGTATGTCATCACTTATCCCCGCACATGCAGCCGCCCTTCCCGATCCAGATACCAGCGAATGCCGGGGCGGCGGTAGGGTCAGCAGGAATAAGTGCGGTGGCGCAGCCGTACTTATCCAGCCCGCGCAGCAGGTTCACTGAGGCTTTCCAGCGGTCAGCAAAGGACTGGTACCGGAAAGAGCGCGACGCACCACTCGGCGCTGTCTGGCTTGAGATATACTTATCCCCCTGCCCGAGCCCCATAAGCGCCAGCAGATAGAGCTGAATCAGCAGCGCGGTCGATGCAGGATAATGCGCATCAAGACACTCCTGGATGCTGTTGGCCTGATCGACAAGAGCCTGAAGAACAAAATCGGGAATGGTAATTCCCTGGCTCTCCAGATACTCCTTCGCCTGTTCGAGAGTTACCATTGTCGACTCCGTGAAATACCCCGCCTGAGCGGGGCATAAAAAAACCGCCTGAGCGGCGGCTGTTATTCAGCAGGGAAAAGCTTTTCGAGCTCGCCATCCGGCAACAACCCACCGAGCCTTTCAGCGCCCAAAGTGCCTTTGAACTCGATGCCCAACTCAGTGAGACGAGCCTGGATAACCTCTTTGCGGGATTTATCACCGGTACCGGCATCAGGCGTCGACGGGGTAAGTTCTCCGCCTACCTCACCATTCATGAGACGGACGTTAGACTTCAGCGCCGGGTGCAGTTCTTTCAACTCCACCACCTGTCCTGCCTTCACGCCGAACCATGGGCGCACAACTTCGTATTTAGCCATGCTGTTTCCTTACGCCAGGTTAGCGCCGTAGACAACGCCAGACAGGCCCTGATCGTCTGCGGTGATTTGCAGACCTTCAGCAGACATAATCTGGAAGTTGTAGTTAACGTTAGGCAGTGGACGCGGCAGCGGAACAACGCCTACAGCCATACCAACCAGTGGAGAGATCACGTCACGGCGACGAACGTACGCGATAAACTCGTTACCGGTCAGCGCGAAGCTCATGCGGATTTCCTTCACCGGCGCGAACGGAAGAACGGCCTGCAACACAGTGCCGCTTACAACGCCATTCACCACGTAAGGCTGCGCCAGGTTTGCCCAGATTTCCGGGGAAACCCACATCACATCGTATGCGGCGACTTTGTTCGTGCGTGCGGTGGTGCCGAATGCGCCTTTACCGAAGAATGCAAAGATCGCGGTCATGTCAGCGGTGGTCAGGTCGATATTCGCACCACCAGCACCAGAACCGAGGTTAATCTTCTTGGTGTTGCGGTGGTTCTTGATCCCCTGTGCCGGATAGGACTGAACCTGAATTTTTGAATCGCCGTTCAGGTAGTAGTTAACGCGCTTCTGGTTGAACTTGCGCATCTTCGCCATCTGCGAGTCCAGAACCAGGTCAATACCCACAGAGTTCAGGCCAGCAGCATGACGCCAGTTAACACCGTAACCAGCAGTGAACACCGGAATCGGATCGCCGTCGCTCGCGTAGTCAGTGTGGTCGAAGGAGAACGGCGCCTGACCATCGATGCTTACTGACACGTCGTCAGCGATGTCGCCAACCACGTTATACAACTTGGCGGTTTTACCGACAGGCAGAACGGTCTGAACGCCGATCAGGTCGTTCACGATTTCCATGCCAACTTCCTGATCGCGCAGTTGCAGCACCTGGTTGTCAATCTCAGCCCAGAAATCACGGGAGAAGCCACCAACAGCGTTACAAGCCAGCATGTCAGGCGTCATGATTGCGCGGTTAGCCGCGATGATGGAATCGTTCTGCAGGTTCCACATGTTGCGGTTTGCCCACAGCTCGCTCCAGTGCCCGCCGAGGCGGGAGTTAGTCGCCAGCGTCTCTTTAGAGAAGTACATATGTGTTTATCCTTTTGTTACGCGCCAGCTGCGGCGACAGTGCCAATGCGCATGCGCACGCGAATGAAGTCGGTAGTGCTGGCCGCGATGGTATATTCATCCTGGCTGTAGCCGATCACTGAATCAGTGTCGGAGGTGGCAAGGGTGAATTGACCAGCAGTACCCAGCTTAATCGGGCTGTCTTTTTTGTACGCTCCAGGAAGGCAACGTAACGCCAGCTCACGGCCTTCTTCGACGTAGTTGCCGACAGCTGAATCACCGGCAGGGATTGATTCAGTGATGGTCAAGCCCTGGTGATAACCGACATCGATGATGTACAGGCGGCCGGTTAGCGCGGTGGCCTGAGCGAATTTATCGGATGAGTTGATGGTTGCCGCAGTACCAGGAAGCAACGCGGCGGCCGTGGTGCGGGTTTCGGTCTTGTACAGAGACTGACCGTCGATATTAACGCGACGATAACGTGGCATTATTCCGGCTCCTTACTTGAAGTGTTCGTCTGCGGCAGGTGCGCCGGTTTCTTTGTGCTGCTGAGCATTGTTAGCGCCCAGCGGAGCAGCTTCGCCCAGCGACTTGAACATGGCGTCCAGAGCTTCGCCTGACAGTGCGTTAGCCACGATATCGCCATGGACCTTAGCAACCGCTTCGCGCTTTGTTTTCTCTTCGGCGCGAGAGTTGGCGGTCAGTGTTTCCGCGAGTTGCTTCTGATTGGCCTGCAGCGCATCAACCTTTTCCGCGAGAGGCTTGATAGCCGCTTCCGTGTTGGTCGCAACAGCCTGGCCGATCATGCTGCCGATTTGTTCCAGTTCTTCTTTGGTTAAAGGCATGTCGCCCTCCGTTTTGTGGTTTGGTGCAGGCTGTTCCTGCGGTGTGAATAGAGCTTTGAATTTGTTGGCCACGACGGCCACCCACGATTCCTGGCGCGCTACTGCGGTGCCGCTATCGTCGAAGGTGATAACTCCGCCCTCCGACTTGTAGCCAAACACCTCAGCGGAACCCCCGTTGCGGATGATTACCGCTTGCGAGTCAGTGAAGTCAGCAACCCAGGCGTATTCATCCGCGCCCGCCGCAAACTTCGCTTTTGCTGCGCGATCGAGACGCTGCTCGCGTTCACGGAAGGATTCGCCGACCAGCGCGCCGGAGTTAGCCTTAAGCGGCTGCGCCAGATCAGCGTTAACCATCAGGCCAACTCCCTGCTCCGGAGTAGCGGCTCCAACTTCGTGCAGCAGGATCGCGTCATGGTCCATTCCGTGGATATCAGCCACCCACTCAGCACCCGTTGCGCGCTGCTGATCGTTCGGTTCAAGCTGATCGAGGAAAGCGGCAACACTGGTATGAATCGGCGGAACGTCTTCGCCGCGCTCAATGGCAGCGATACGTTCAAGAAGCTCCCTTCCACCTTCCGACTGGTTAGCGCGATCCACATCAACCCACTTTTCGAGGTAGATGCGATTACCGGACTTCTTAACGTTGCGGTTCCACGCACCGATATGTCCTGCGTTAATCCCCTCTGGGGAGAAAGCAGACACGAACTGACCGTTAACCTGAGGATGCCCAAGCGGTGCCAGGGTACCCTCCAGCCCCTTATAGTGGGCGTCGATTTGTTCTTGCGTGTACAAGCCGCCATTCATGACGACGTTCGCCGGAAGCGTGTAACTCGGAAGCACCAGGTGCTCACGCCCGTTGTATGTTTCGCGCCGGATAGACTGGCTGTTCACCTTCGTGGTGATGTTTACCTGCATAGGCATAGTTATTTCTCCGCCCAGGCGTAACCGCGCGCCTGCATCGATTTATATTCCTGTTTGAGTTTCGTGATGGTGTCCGGGTATTCCGGATTACCGTCCGCATCCACCAGCACCGACTGCTGGCTGCATTTGCAGTTGATGGAGTTGCCATCCTTGCTGTACCAGTCACGGACCTCTTCATTGGTGTAGAGGTGGGCATGGCGTACTGCGTGGGTATGTCGGGTTGTTGGAGACAGCGCCGAGATATGAACCAGAAGCGTTTTAAGGCCGTAAAGGTCATTCGCCTCCTGGTCTTCATCCCACTTAGCCCGGCGCAGCGCGGTAGTCACTTCAGTGCGCGCTATACGGTTTGCCCGGCGCTTCTCGATGCCGGTCTGGTCTGTCAGGTTGCGGGCAATGTCCAGCGGATTGAGCCCGCGCCCCACACCATCAGTAAGCACACGCGCCATGTCGCGCTTAACGTCAGCCGTCAGCCCCTTCATTTCCTCAAAAACACGCGCATGCACCAGCGCCATACGTTGCTGATATGGGTCGCTTGCGAGGATGGACGCTAACGACTCACGCCCGGCTGAGTACACCGGGGATTGCTGGCTGAGGTTGTAGAACGACTGCCCGGTCCCTTTCTCCGAAGCCAGATCGATGTACTCGTAAAACCACAGGTCATAATCTCCACCTTCAAGCAGCACCTGATCCACCAGGTAACTGGCATCGTTCAGGATGATGGAGAGTAGCGTTGGGTTTAGCTGGTATTCGTATCTGGCGTTTACTGCGAGGGAGGAAGGTATCTTGTCGAGTGCTGATTTGTACGCTTTGCCAATCTTATTCATCCGCCTGGCGAAGTCTTTCATTGCCCGGCGTTCCAGCGCATCAGCTCCGGTTGGATCCTGGTAGTTACGTGGAAGAATTGGAGGTTTTACCTTCTTCATCATCCCCCTCTCCCAACGGCGGCTCATCGTCATTTTCGTAACCAGCCGCTGTGCGAATCTCTTCACGACTGAATGCCGGCTCATCACCGCCACCCATCATTGTCTGGTTAATCTCGCCCATGGTCTTGGCATTGGTGAGCTTCTCAGTGCCGGTCTGTTCGTTCAGGTCATCCCAGATAACAGCCTTCTGGCTGACTGAGTCGACGATCTGCAGGTCGATGAGTTTGTCGCAGAAGTCCTCAATCTCGAAAGAAAGATCCACGCGGCGCGACTGGCAGCGTGCATTCATGTACTTCTGGTCTTCGGTGCTGGATCGCTCAGCCTGCTGGTTACCAACCAAGATACGCGTAGGAATATCAACTCCTGCTGCGGCTGTTTGCAGGTTTACGTTATAGGTCGCTGACGGATCAGCTACAGCAGTGACCAGCGGTGTGACCGTGGCCCCTTGGGTTGTCATCAGAACATCGTTACCACGGTTCATTTCCCCGGCAACTTCGTTAAACTTTTCCTGCAACTCGTCAATGCTCACGCCATAAAGTGACGCTAGGTTGTTGAAGTCGATTTCCTTCTCAAAGTTGACATTAAGCTGCCGTGCGGCGTTCTTCAGGAATGACTCACCGGATCCACCCTCTACCTTCTCCAGACTCACAAAGGCGTTATAAGCTGGCTCAAGGAACCCAATGGCATCGTCTGAGTAATCACCAAGGATGAAAACGCGATCGGGATGGATATTTACGCGGCGACTTGAACCATTCGGCAACCGTTCGGCGTACTGCCACATCTTCGGCTGACCGTACGTCTTCGAGTTCAGGCCAGTGTCCCACTCGCTCACCGTGAGCGATCCGGCCCACGCCACTGATATTTTCTGAAGACCTCGCCCTTTGGTTACCGGAAGGTTCCAGTCTTTTTCATCGCGGACGTGCAGAAGGATGCCAGCATAACGGCCCACCAGACGACGGCGATCGGCCTCAGAGAATGAGCGCCAGAACCGGTTGGTGAATACCTGTTTGGACTTTTTCTCCCAAGTGGTTTCATCCTTGCTCTCATCGGCGTCGTCACCCTCGATTATTTCCGGGTTAGTCTGCCAGCATTTGCCCACTAGCTTTTCAACGGCGCCGTGAGCGATACCACCGCGACGGTACAGTGCGTAGAGGTTTTCGTAGGTTACCTGCTCAGGGAAGCCATACTCGCACCATGCGGAATGGCGCTTATTGTCCAGCCCCATCGTTGGCGCCATCAGCCCCATTCTGGCGCGCGCCATCCGCGCATCGTTCAACGCATGGTTGACGGCGAGAGTTAATTTGTCAGTCATGGTTTGTCCGTTAGGGTGATTAAGACAATAAAAAAAGCCACATACGTGGCTTACATGAAAATGTAATGCTCTGTATTTACTCAGAATAACGACGATCTCTGTCTACCTGCTCGAAATGATCGAGCATGCGTTCATGCTCATCATCAGAATCTTCGGCATCAGCTTCGCACTTGATAATTTCTGTTACCAATTCTGAAATCTCTGATTCTGTTTTTGTTTCTATCTCACAATCAACTGGTAACAAGCAATAGTCCTTAGCGAGCTCTTCTATTTTTTCGAGCCCTAATTCATAAAGCTCATCTCTGTCGGTGTAATAATGACCCATATTGACTCCCATCAACATAATAACGAATCATGCCATTATGAAAGGAGCCGTATTATTTACAATCCAAATTTTACATCTGAAGAAAAGCACTCACTTACGGATTAGTCGCTTAGGAATCATCATTCCGGCCATCTGGCCTTTACGCTTAATGTGCCCGTCTAGGCTGTAGCGAATACCGTCCCAGCAATGCTCATATCCATCGGCGAGCTTCGGCAACACCTCACCAGTGATACGGTCCGTTTTGTACGACCACATGCGGGCCTCGCGCGCCACGTTCTTGCAGCGTGGATGGATAATGATTTCGTCAAAGCCGCGAAGGTGTGCAATACCGTCCTCAACGCTCCCCTGCCATTTCTCGGCGGCTGAGATATTAAAGCCCTGTCGTTTGAGATAGCTGATTGTCTCTGGTCGCGCAGAGTCGGCCTTGATGGGCCAGTCACGCGCGCCTGGAATCGTGTCGTACAGCTCTGGCATGTGGTCGAGTTCTGTCTGCTGACCGTATGCCTCGTATTCGATGTACAGCCGGTTGTGCAGGATGAACGAGCGAACAAGCGTGTTAGGGTCTTTGGCGAAACCGAAGTCGGCACCGAAGAACAGGCGCTCAGCTTCTTTCCAGAGGTTTTCCGAGAACTCAGCGATCCGGTATTTTCCGGCCAGTACCTGCTTATCTGAGTTTTCGAGGTAAGCACCTTCCCACACCCATGCGTATGTTGCCGGGTCGAGTCGGCGCTCATCGTTCTGGCGCTCCCCCTCAAGCACGTCGGGGAACCACGGATTATCCGTATAGTTCATCTCAACGGTGATGCAGTCGTCGCCGGCTTCTTTACGGAAACGCTTGTCCGTGGCGCTACCGTCGCGCTCCGGGTTCCATGTCACCCAAATCTCTGAACCTTCTTCACGAACTGTCGGGCTCAGCTTCTGCCAGGCTATTTCGCTGACTGATTCAGCCTCGTCAACCCAGCAGAGCAGGATGCGCGCTTTCGACTTGATGCTGTCGAGGTTATGCCGCAGACCGCAGAACACGTAGTTAACGCTCTTGTCGATGGTTCGGATGTACTTCTCGCCGATATCAAAGTTGGCGGCCAGCCAGGGAACAGACAAGATCGCCTGTTTCACTTCCTGCATACTCGACTCTTCCAGCGAGTTCATGAATTCACGCGCGCAGAGCACCACACCGCTTTCACCGTTCATCATCGACTGATACGCCTTTACAGCAGTCATCAGTGCGAAAGTGCGTGTTTTGGCACTACCACGCCCACCGTGCGAGCACCGGTAACGCTTATTCACGGCAGTGAACAGTGGCGCAAGCTTGGCGGGGATCGGCAGTTGAACGGCGTTACTCATGATTTCGGCTCAACGGGGAGTAGCTGAATGGTGGTCGGCTGCGGAGTCATTGTTCCGTCAGACGACTTATGATCAACCGTTTCTTTGAAAGCATTCACATCGATATGCTTCCCGAGCAGCTCGAGGTTTTTGACTTTATCTGGCCACTTAATTTTCTTAAGCAGCCCGACCATTTCACGATCTTCCCCACGGCCTTCAAACATCTCAGCCACATCGAAGCCACTAAGATATCTCCGCCAGGATGAAGGCCATTCGCTTACTGGCTTCAGACTCATGTCGTCTTTGAGGATGTCGATCACGTCCATCTGGTCTATCTCAACGAGACGATTCAGGACGTATGTCGCATTTATGCCAACCAGATCATTGCGTTGCGCTTTAAGTTCGGCAATTCTGGACTGGATATCAGGTTTTGACAGGTTTTCGGACGCAGTGCGGTTAGCTGTCTTTGCGCTGTACCCCGCCCGAATAGCCGCTTGCGTGGCGTTTAAATCGATGAGGTACTCGCGACAGAACATTTCTTGTTTGTCGGTGAGTGCCATGGGAAATCTCATTTCAAGGAGTTTTTATGAGCAGCAAAGCTAAATACGCCGCTGGAGATATAGTTACTCTTAAATCCGGTGGTCCTGATATGACGATCAAAGATGTTATTGTGCCATCTCAATATGGAGAGAAATTACTTTCTTACAGATGCCAATGGTTCGCAGGGAAGAAACTTGATAGCGGCGTTTTCCCAGAAGTTTCGTTAATGGTCCCACCCCCAAAGCCGTAAACCCAAACACACCAAAGCTATCTGTCTCGGACGTTTCATCGTGGATGATGTTTAACCTTCAGTCATCCACGTGTCTTTACCAACAAGATGTTGTCGACTATCTCGTTAAACATAACAACGAACAGCATCTCAAGGAAAATGCTGACGGTAACCAAGCACTATCAACCAAAGTGATTAATAAGTTTCGAGTTGATAGCGGTGATGATGTCGTTTGGGTTAAACCTGAAAAATACTGGCGTTACCGCGTCCCTGAGGATGAAGAAGGTCGAGAGGCTCGCGGTTAATACACAGGGCGATCATTCGCCCTTTTCTGCGATACTCTCTTCCAATGGCGTGAACTCAACGCGCTTTACATCAGTAGGAGCGAAATACAGCCACTGGCCCGTTTCGGTCGCAAGCGGCACAAAGCCGTTAACCAACTCAGGCTGACTCCTGGTCATCTTCCCGGTGTAGGTTTCGCCTGTTTGGGTAGTGAGGGTGATTTGGTAGATGTCGGACATTGAGAGCCTCTTTATCCACTTGTGGGGATATTGGGGTGATCATCCGTTTCAAAGGGTACAGAATAAAAAAGCCACTCTTGAGTGGCCTTTGTGATTGGGCAAATATTTATTAATCAATAGTATTCAGCCGCAACACACTCTTCAACGTTGAGATTATTAACATAGTTAAATAGTGCAACTCGAGCTTGCTCAACAGAATGAACATGAGTCATGCGATGACTTTTATCCACATAATTGGTTTCCCAGGTCCATTCCTCCTGTGGCGCCCCATACGAAACAGTTACCCTCCCATGAACAACCGGTGAGAGACCTTCTTTATAAAATACATACTCTTCAACAATGCGATATGGAGTTGTCATATAATGTCCTTGTAGAAAATGCACAACTCGGCATTATACGGTTATTTCATACACTGTTGTTCGATATAGTCCTGCAAATAACCAACCTGCTTCGTCACTGTGATGATTCGCTCTCTGAGGGTGAAATAATCCCGTTCAGCGGAGTCATTAAGTCTGGGGCCGGAAGCATCGCCCATGCTGCCGGTGCTGGTCGTTCCGTTCGCTGGACATTTGGCGTTGAGCTGCAGCCGACGCTTGCCAGAAGCAACATCGCGCTCAAGCTGATCGATAGTAGCTTTGGCATCAGCCAGTTCTCCGGTGTATTTGGCATCCAGTGCCGCGACATCACGCTGGCGGATCTGCATGTCTTTGATGGTGGCGTTCGCCAGACTGAGCTTTTCAATAGCTTTGTCACGCTGGTCTTTGTAGGTGATGGCGTTGTCGCGGTAGTGATTAACAGCCCATCCCAGCGATACTATGACGCAGACAACCACAGCGATGATGATTGCAGTTAACCTGCTCATTTCTGACTCCAGGTACAAACCTCATATTCAACGTCTCGCCGGTTCATTAGCCCTTTCCACTTCTTGCCACCTGCATATACCCAGCGCTTAAGCTCAGAGCATGCTCCGGCATAATCTTTCGCGTTGAGTTTCTTCAGCAGAGTGGAGTTGATGGTTGCGGTAGCACCGACGTTGTAAGCAAAGCTGTAGATTGCGGCTCGCTGCGTTTCGGTAGTGGGAACCTTGATGTGCGGATCGACTCGATCTGCGATGCGCTGCATATCTTTTCTGGTCAGTGCATCACACTCCTTATCGGAGTAACGCTTGCCCCAGATTATGTCTGAGCCGGTGTGACCATCGCATACGCTGATAACGCCAACGACATCCCGGTACGGAGTGTACTCACGCCCCTCAAGGCCAGACTTTCCGGAAACCATGACGGTAGCGATGCCAATCGCACCAGTACCCAGGGCACCTATAATGCTATTTCTGAGCGCCGGAGACATTGCCATTTAATCTATCCTCGCGCTCTTTGCGCTTGTAGTACCAGTTCACGCCAAAGGTTCCGATAGTGCAGGCGATACCGATGATGATTGCCCAGTCGTTCAGGGAAAGAACGCCACCCATGGTTGTTAAGCCTCCAACCCAATAACTGAGCCATTCTCTGATTTTATCCATGCGTTGCATGCTCTCACCTCGCGTTGTTAGCGGGTGCTGTGTGTGTTTGAAAGGGGTCAGGCCCTCGGGCTGGATTTAACAACGAGGGATGTCGATGATGATTCCCGAGGCCTGAAATAAAAAACCCGCTCGCGGCGGGAATGTGAGGGTGTGGCAATGTCAGCTCTGCGGCTGAAGATACCCTGGCTTGGTTGTGGTGGGCCGTGAAGGATTCGAACCTGTCTACCCTTCCCTTATGAGGGGACCGCTCATACCAAATGAGCTTCCGGCCCTTATTTGGAGCATCTGGCGGGGATCGAACCCGCATCTTCTGGTTGGAAGCCAGACGTAATTCCCAAACTACGACAGATGCAGAATTGGCGGGACAGGAAGGATTCGAACCTTCGACCATTCGGTTAACAGCCGAACGCACAACCGCTGTGCTTCTGACCCTGAATGCAAAAAGCCCCGCACTTCTGCGAGGCTATTAATTTTTGGTGGTTTCATCTCAAGGCGTCTATCGACCCGGTGTGCGATGTTTACTTATTTCCTCACCACCTCGCTCTTTCGCCTTTGACGTCCGAGCATACAGTAATTATGCATCTTCAAAACTTGTTTTCAAGTCTTTTTTGCAAGTTTCTTTATTTTCGATGCCAAGTTCTGCAATTAACGTGAAGAAGACAGCAGAATTGAACAGATCGATACACCACCGAACGCGATCGATGCACTGCTTTTCAGTCAAGAAAGGCGCGTGGTGATACTGCATCCAACGGGCCATATCGTTAATGGTCTTGCGCCATGTGTAATAGTCCTTCCCTATCTCGTAGACGATGCTATTTTTTGGGAATGATTTGAGAATCACTCTCTCCATAAATTCAGCCTCTTCTTCATCAGCAGCATTTCCCATCAGATCGGATAGAGACTTTTTAGGCCAGATGATAGCTTTTGCCTGCATGATAAGCTGATCTCCTGAATACCCCATCTTGCGAAGACCGGCGAGTACGGTAGTAATCCTCTCCTGCTGCTCACCTGTCCATCCAGTGAGTATCATCGACCACATGCCGCCACCTCCAGACAGATATGAGGTGTCACTACCACCAAACTCTCTTCCCCAAAGTCCTAATAACGAACGAACCCACCGACTTTGAGCAGGAGTGAGGCGGCGATATTTCCCAAGATATGAGCGCCGCGGTACAGAAGCCAACTTCATCCATGAGCATTCAGGATCGGCACGCAGTACCGATGCTTTCTGGTAATTTTCGATATCGGTGCGGGTCATGCTGCCTCCTGCTGTTTCAGTGTTTTGAGCTTTGCGCGGTAATGCGCTGCCAGTGCATCGAGTTCTTCACGTGTCCATTTCTTTGCTTCGTGCGGACCCATCAGTCGGTCATAGGCTGCCTGCCCAATCTTGGCGATCAGCCGAGGGCGGTATTCACCGATATTTCCTGACAGGTATGAGTTACACGCCTCACACTGGAGGTGGCAATTTGACTCGTCGTATCTGGTTTCTGGCGATGCGCCGACTGTACGGAAGTGCCCGGCGTTCATCTTTGCTCCGGTATTGCGACCGCAACTGATGCAAGGTTGTCCTGCGTCACGATGGCGTATAAACGCGTTAAACGCCTTCTGGGCGCGTTCGTGGAATTTACTGAGTGGTTGCAGCGCCTTCTTGCGGATCTTCAGCTCTCGGCGTTCCTGTTGAGCCTCCTGCTTACGCTTGCGCTCCGCATCCAGTTTCTTTTTGGCAAGAAGCAACTGGCTATATTCGTAGCCATGCTCAGGGCAACACCACCAGACGTTGGAGAAGGTGGTAGTGAACTTTTCTTTGCATACCTTGCAGGTTCGGCGGGATGGTTTACGCATGTTCACCACCTTGCACCTGTACAAGGGTGAGATTTCCGCAGAACACGGCGCCGGTGTCGATGTACATCTGATTTGCATACTTCAGGGGCTGGCGCGCTGGGGTGTGTCCGAAGATAAACAGATCAGCACCATTTATCTCCGAGACAATACCGTTCTGAGCATCGCTAACGCGCTCACGATTCCAGATGACCATTTCTTTCTGGACGGGCTTATCAAATTCATATTCGTTGTGCGGGTAGTCAGCGTGGCAGATAACGATTTTCCGCTCAGCGGCAACCAGTTCGATGACGAGTGGCAGATCAGCCGCTTTGTGAACCAGAGCCTTAGCCAGCACCTCTTTGTCATAGTCGAGATTGAAGAACCAACCGCCACCATTTACCAACCAGTGATTGACGTTACCGTACTCTGAAAGGCCATCAACCATCATCTGCTCATGGTTGCCGCGTACAGCCCGGAACCACGACATAGTAATCAACTCCAGGCACTCTACGTTTTCCGCGCCGCGGTCAACAAGGTCACCCACCGAGATCAGTAAATCACGCGCAGGGTCGAACGAAACCCTGTCGAGCTCGTTCATCAGCAGCGTGTAGCACCCATGCAGATCACCGACGACGAAGATATTGCGCCAGTCAGCGCCGTTAATGCGTTGATAGATGCTCATGCGTGTTTTCTCCGTGCCGCGAGACGCAGCCATTTCTGATCCACCAGGCGGGATGTGTAATCTTTGAGAGTGGGTATTTCTGACGGGCTCAGTTCCGGCTTACGCTTGCTGCGTGTCGGTACTTTGTAGATTCCGCCATTCATGACGCGGTTGATGAGGTTAGCCATGCTGCTCACCCCACTGTTTCGCCCATTCGATTTCGAGGCGGGATTTCTCGCTGAACTTAACGCCCTGCTGCGTACCGAACCAGTAGATAGCCTCGATGACTTCAACCATCTGCCGAACGGTCATCTTGCTAGTGCGCTGACCGAACATCACAACGCCGCCGTCCAAACCTGGCGCCATTCTCTGCTCTTGTTTTTTGGCCTTGGCGACCATCGCTGTAATCAGGTCTTTCCAGTCGTCAGAGTCGTACTTGTTGCCGAACCAAGTTACCTGGTCAGAGAGGTCTTTCAGTAGCGGCCACATCTTGCGATTCTGATCCAACGTGCGCGTCATCTCCTTGATATCGAGAATCAGTGGTCGTCTGGCATCCACCGGCAACTGACGGATGTAGTTGATAGCGTTCTGCTTGATTACGTCGTTGATGAGGTGGAATTGCTGCTTCATACGTCACCTCCTGGAGGTAACGCAGAATGCAAAAAATCGCAGGTGCATTTCTGCATCTGTGACTGGAGAAGTGACTTCAGATTTTGTGTGCGCATAAACGTCCCCGTTTAGCGCAACCCCACCGCCGGGTGTTCAGGCCGACGATGGTTAGATTATGGCTTATTGATTATGGAAAATCAAAGGTGGGGAGCTTAGTTACTCTCGTCGGAAAGCTCGTCTTCTTTCTCAGGCTGTTTAAATGCTTCAGGCATGTTTGCATAGCCGCAATCGTCGCACTGCCAGTCGCCTGTGCTTCCATTCGGTCCTGTTTCTCTGCTTACTTTACCAGAGCCACAGTTTGGGCAAATTCCTCTTCCCATATCGCCTCCTATTTTTTGGCGTTTTGGTCTGCCATTTCAACGTATCTCGGATCATTTGATTTAGGAAGTTGTAAGCTTTTCTCCCGGTAGTACCGGACACGCTCCATGAAATACTCTCTCAGGTGCTCAGGCTGCTCACGTGCCACCTGCTCAGCGATAACCGGCATGTTCAGGCGCTCTTTGTACGCAACGCCGGACGCAGCAAGGTCTACGTTAACCTTGTCGCGCTCTTCCTGGCTCTTTGCTGCTATGTTGAAGTCTGACATATCATAATCCAACTATATTTCAAGGAGTAAACAGTTTTGGAAGATCAAAAAATAATTCGGTTAATTGCAAATAAGGTCCACTACATCCCCATGAGACATCTGAAAGAACCGGTAGTGCCCATCTCCGCGTCTTTGTATAATATTGCCTTCCTTAGTTGCGCCAGATGGGTATGTTTTCCCTTCTGGTTTTTCTGGGGCTATCTTGCTTGTTGTATAAATCACTCGACCAAAGTCAACTGTAATGGACCCACCCAAGTCGATAACCCTCGTCTTCAGTTCACCAGAAGTAACTTCATTTGTCGTCATGTTTCTTGCAACTCCAGAACACTCATATTCTTTTGCTTCTGCTGCATCAGATAATAGAATGCAACTTCCAACTAACATGATCGCCAAATATTTCACAGTATCTTCTCCCTATTTAATCTACAACATCATTTCGGCGGGGATTATACATCACTTCACCTCCTACTGTGGTGCTGCTGCAATCATGTCGCGATAAACACCGCCAGGGTAATCCTCGCCTGCCAAAAATCCAGCTCGTAGCATTTCTGGTGTAGGCTCAACCGGCACTAGCGCATAGCCAACAGGAATTGCATCTTTGGCATAAATCCATTTCTCTCCTGTTTGTTCTTCCAGGCGGCAGATTAATTCACCAATCGGCAAAAGGTGTTTGCAGTTCTTCCAACCATCCGGAATTACCGGAGAGTTACCGGGCTCGACTGGTGGCATATCCGGCCCCTTTCGTATCGCCTTTGCAAGCTCTGTCGGGTCATCGTATAGCCAGTCGCCAGTTTGCGGATGATTAGCTTCTGCCAGTTGCGCCGCCCACTCCAGTCCGTCTTTGTGTCCCTGAAGATAGTCCAGCGGCAACTCATCACGATTACTTACAGGTTGGCTACCTTTGGCGTCGCGGCAGACATCTGGAGGAGTAAACCCGATAACCTGATCGCCCTCGGTCACCAGGCGAATTAACATGGCCAGGTTATCGATCAGCTCGTATTCAACCTTGTTCCAGTCCCCACGCCCTTCCGTGTAGTGGATAACCTCTTTAATAACCTCTCCGCTTTCTTCTGCCACTTTGTTCAGTACATAGTTCGGTTGCTGGTATTTGCGCATTGCTTTATCAGCACGCAATCGCGCTGCTGAAACGAGCGATGAGAAGTAATCCTCCGGCGCTGGCGGGGCGGTAACTTTACGGCGTTCCTGTAGCTCTGTGACCAGTTCGAAAATCGCGGCATGGTGCGAATATTCCGGCGCATCTTTCGCTGTTTCGCTCATTGAAATTTTCGCCTCTGCCTTCCAGGCGCTCAGCGTTTCGTCTGTTAGTTTTAGTTCTAGCTCTTTCCCTGGCTCAGCGGTTAGCGCTGCCAGCGCGATTTCATTAATGCGCAAATCCATTTCAATATCTCGCAGGATTTGACTATCATGCACAAAACTCAACGCGTAACGCGCTGACGACTCCTGTTCTTCCAGGCGCTTGATTAACTGCTCTTTGGTGAATCTGGTAGTGGTCATGCTGCACCCCCTTCTTCGATACGGGCTCGCACCCACGCAACCCGCAGAGGGTTCAGGTAGCAGGTGGCTTTATTCCGCTGATATTCATGGTTTGTCTTATTGGCATTGAACGGCAGAGTGGTACTCAAGCCGGCCAACTTAAACGATTTGTGGAGCTCTCTCTGTGCCGGTGCTGTTTCGATCCCGAGGCGGGTACAGTAATCGAATAGGTTGGCGCACAACCCCTCACCACGGAGAAACTCTCCAGAATTAGCGCCACCATCAAGCCACGCGGCATAGGCAGCATAGAATCTGCGCAACACTTCTTTTGCTGGTTCCATCTCACTCCCCCTTACCGATGCCAGCGGCGGGCACGTCGATGCCAGCAGCAGACAAAGCAATTCGGAACGCTTCCTTCAAATCTGCAATCTGCTTGTCTTTGGCTTCCAGCTCATCCAGCAGCGCCAGCACGGTGGCGGGAGTCATTTCAGCGATGAATTTCTTCTGCGCTTCGATACCTTTCGTGTAACGCTTTATGATTGCCAATTCTTTTGCGTCCACGGCTAATTGACGCAGCGTCTGTTTGTCGATTGTCATGCTGCACGCTCCTGTTTCTTCTGTGCTGCCGGGTTAATCCAAAGGCATTCTGTGCGCTGTACGGATCCAGAATGTCCATTTGCCGCCGTGGTGCGCGTCACTCGCTGCCAGCCCGCCAGCGCGTCGTTATAAAGTTCGCTGTCGTATCCGCAGACGACGACCATCCCCTGCAGGTCTTTAAGCGCGTCGAGTAGCTCAAGATGCTCTGCGTTTGTCATTTCGAACCGGTACGCGCTTGTTTTTGTCGAGCCTGTCCTGGTGTCGTGGACATACGGCGGATCAACAAAGTGGAGCGTGGTCGGCGTGTCGTGATCCTGCATGCACTGAATTGCCGGGCGGTTCTCCACGAGCACGCCAGCGAACCGGCTGGCAACCGCTGCCAGGTTGTCAGGCTGTCGTGCCCATACGCGCTGTGCGGTGCTGCTGTTACGTTTAGTATCGAGGCGGAAACCGGTACTCCCCTTCGTTGCTCCGGCACTCCCGAAGCCCATAGTCGCGCGAACAATAAGACGGCGGGCCTGTTCGACCGGGTCGCTGGTGGGTTCATAAGCGCACAGGAATTCGGCTCGGGAATAGGGCGTTAACGCGCACGCGTCTATGAGTGACTGGCTGGCAACCGGGTCGCGCAGAACGCGGAACAGGTTGACCACATCGCCGTCGAGATCGTTATAGACCTCAGCTTCGCTGGGATCCTTGCGCAGCAGAACTGATGCAGCGCCGCCGTACGGCTCAACAAAGCAGCGGTGATCCGTGAAATGGCCGATAATCCACGGTGCAAGGCGGAATTTTCCGCCGTGGTAACGGATTGCCGGATGTTTGATACTGGCGCTCATTGGGAGTCCTCCTTGCGAAGCTGTGCGGCGATGTCTTCGAGTACGCTATCAGCAAAAGAACGGTCGAAATCACCCTCAGGCGCATCAGCCATAAACTCTGTTGAGGTGAGTATCATCCGGGCAATATCAGCGGCGTTCTTCGCGGTATCATCAATAAACCCAGCATCCCATGCAGCCAGCATCCGGTTAGCAACAAAGTACGCGCCTTCTTTGTGAGCCTGCGCCCGCACTTCAGCCAGGAAAGCGTCGGTGGCTTGGGTGTCAGGTGCTTCAATGTATTCAGAATGAGCGCAAGCAGGGCAATCTCTATAACTGCCGTCACCACCGCAAGCCTCCTTCAGCCCCGCATTCTCCGCAGCCAGCGCCAGGCACTTCGCTTCCAGTTCTTCGTATGTTGGTTTCATGCCCCTACCCTCCCGTAAACCATCATCAGGCGCTGATGCGCTTCGCTTTTCATGAACTCCGACACCACTCCGTTTTTATCCGGGTTGTAGGGCATGAACATCTTTGGATCGTCTTTGTCAGCCGACGCCTTAGCGATGCCTTTGGCTTGCTGACCAGCGGCATTTGCCTCGACTGCTCGACGGGAGATCGCTTCCCTGCCGCCGTGTTCTAACCAGGTCTGATGGTCGGCTTCGCTGGCGAATACACCGATGCCGGATACGCTACGCAGCATGCCGAGTCTTCTCAGCGCTTTGGCTTCCTCGTAGTAACGGGAGCGACCGATACTCAAATCGCGGATCATGTCTGCTACGCTTACTGGCTGATTGGCTTTCACGTAGCTGAAGATGCGTTGTTTTATGCTGTCCATCTCACACCATCCCGTTCGCTTTGTTGCGTTTGTACTTAGCCATCAACAGTTCTGCTGGAGTCGGCCCTCGGTCTGCTGCCGGCGCGGCGATTGCCCTACGTACCGGTGGCACTGGCTTCCCTTCTGCGACGCGCTTCTCCCACATGTCCATAAGATCACCCGCCTCGCGTGCCAACTCACCATGTGTTAACTGCCGCTCTGTGCTGCGGTGGCGCAGTTCGACGCAGATGTGATACATAACCAGCTGAGACCAGGGGAATTGCTCGCTGGAGGTGAATTCGAACGAGCGGTTACGCCAGTCCCAGTATTCAGCGATCACCTGGTCAACTGTGATTCCCAGCACCCCACCGCTCTGTTTGCACCAGGCGACGAACTGACCCGGCGACGGCAGGAATGGACGCTCCTGACGGCGGGCGACGCGCATACCGGCATCGACCTGGGCCATTGAGTGGATCCCGTTCTCCTGAAACGCCAGAAGCCACTGACGGCGGAATTCATTCAGGTCATCCTGGCTGCGGAAATTCGCCATGCTGGCCGGGAACGCGGCGCGCAGTTGGTTGAACAAGCCATTGAATACCTGGGCCACCTGCTCGACCGGTGCGCGCTCCTGGTACTGCTCAGGCAGGTTGTTGGCGACGCGGCTCATCTGCTCGCGGTCGAAATCGTGCATCTGCTCTGCAAGAGATTTCATCGCATCACCTCATAGGCCCAGTCAGTGTTGTTGAAGTCGAGCTCCGGCTTAGTAGCTTCTTCGCCTGTCTGCTGCTTGTTGCGTTTGATATCGAGTTGAGTCCACTTGTCGCGAAGCGTTGCCGGACACAGCACATTGCCCTTCCAGAACTTGTCGTTACACGCCCATTTGAACAGGGCGGCGATTTCGTAATGGGTGCGACCATCACGCTCTCGCATCAGACGGATGTCGTTAGCCCATCCTGAGTAGTTTGGTTTTTTGGCAGATGGTGAAATGCTTTGCACCATGTTGAACAACCATTCAGCGCAACGGAGGTCTTCTGACGTCCCCCACTTGGTGCCGCTCTGGATCGCCGCTTCAGGTTTCAGGACAGGAGGATTCTTTCCTGGCTTGTCAGAGGATTCGTCAGAATTCTCGGACGAAGAGTTATTTATATTCTTGTTATTACCTTCTTGTTCATGATGTGCGGGGAATTGTGCGGGCTTATGTGCGGCATACCCATCTGAACACGCACCATTACTGGCTTCGTCATGTGCGCCTGTATGTGCGGCTTTATGTGCGGGTAAATCGTCCATTTTTTGAGCATATTCAGCATAATTTGTGATAGTGATCACCCTGCCTTTTCGCTTCTCTCCAGTGATGGTGATCATCCCTTCGCGGACAAAAACAGACAGCATTCTCTCAACAGAATCCCTGCTTGTTGGCACTCCGTTTCTGTCACAAAGCTGAAGGCCTAAATCGGCTGCAGTTACTACCAGTTGACCGGTGTGCAGAGGCCATTCATGCCCCTTAAATGAGGCAGTGTAGGGTTGTCTGGCAGCGCTCATAAGCAGGTTCTCCCACAGAGTGCGAAGATAAACATCCTTCGCCCATGGCTGCTTAAGCACGCTCCGGTACAACGGGATGTAACCAGACTTCTGGTTTTCCATCCTGTTGCTCCTGAGTTGCCTTGCGGCGTTTAAGTCATAGACGTTTGCCATTGTCATGCTGCACGCTCCTTAACCTGCTGAGCGGCCCATAACCCGGCGATCCACTGGATGCCTTTGGGTGTGAATTTGTTCTGAGTAAACGCATGGCCGTTAAGTTGGTTTTCACCTGTTTTCACAGTGAACCGACCTGCGTCAATGTGCTGCGCGTACGGCGTCAGCTTTCCGGCCAGCAGATACATGATTTCGTTATCCAGCAGGAACTGGCGAAAGAGGTTTTCTTTGATGTGCAGAAGTTTGCAGGTCTCGCGAAATCCGAGCGAACCCGACGCATTAACGTAGCTGTCAACGAACTGAACCTTCGGCGCCGCAATGGAAAGTTGATTCTCAAGCTGAAGATTTTCTTCAGCCAAGTCTGCAGCCAGGCGTAGTGCTTCAGGCAAAGTCTGAGGTAGTGACGGCGTAACCTTCTCTTTCAGTTTGGAAAGCACAGTACGGCGAACGGCCTTAGACTCTCGCATACCCACGAGCACGCATTGATCGTTAGTGAGGCGAAGTTGGTAAGACTTTGTGCCGTTTGGATTGGTCACTACGAAACTTTCGTAGTGCTCTCCATCTAGCTCATCAAGTACCCGCTGAACAAAATCGTTATGACGTACCGGATTTTCAGCATGCTCTGCACGAGCATTATTTATAATCACAAGTAGTTCAGCACTGCTGATAAGATTGTTGTCTGTTGTGATGATTCCTGACATACTTACCTCGTTAGTGTTTTGACATAACACAGTGTTTTGAGAGCCGTAGCTGCTACCAACAGCGCGGCTTTCGCCTTTATTGATACTTCCCATCACATAACCCCCAGCATCGAAGTGACCATCGTCATCAACGGCCCTACCTGCTCAGGCATGAGGCGGAACAGCGACGCTATACCCTCGCTTACCTCTTTCAGTTTCTGGTGCTCTGGAGCGTCCAGCAGCACAGCTTGCTTTGCTTCTGAACATTCCTTCATGGCAGATGCGATCAGCGACATAGTGTCGTTCTGTGGCGCCAGGCGTGTACGAAACTCAACAGGAAGAACAGCCATGATTGCCGGGGTCAGTTCTCTAACGTTCTCGCGGTACTGATCGGAGTCGAAGCGGTTATCCAGGAAGCGAAACAACTTCTGACGCGCCCGGCTGATGTCGTCCGGAAAGCTGATGGCTGTCCCACCCTGCTCCCGGTATTCGTTAATGATCAGCGCCGAGACAACGTCCTGATTGTCCAGGGACGACGACCACGCCCGGACCGCATCGCGGATCTTGTCGTGGTCTGGAGCCGCTTTAGCTTGAGCGCGGTTTATCATCGCTCCCGGGTGTATTCCGGTATTGTGTTGATACGCAAGTGAATGCATTGCTTTCCCTTTCGTGGTTAGGGCCGCAATTAAGCGGCATGGTTGTCAGGGTGTGGAAAGATGGACGGCAGGTCCGGGCGGAATTCGTGAGCCTGGATTTCACCACCAACCGCTTTCACCAGCTCAGGAACGTGAACTGGGGAGATGCGTTTCTTTCCGTTAAGCCAGTCGCAGATAGTGGACTGGGCTTTACCGCAACGTTTTGCCAGTTCTTTCTGGCTGCCAGCGATGGCGATCGCTTTCTCTACTGCGGAGTTCTTCTCTACTGTTGGGTTCTTCATAATCACCTCAGCTATCAGTTTAAAGCGATTATGGTTATCACTTTAGCGAATGTCAATCGCATAGGCGATTTTTTGCTAAATAATCGCTTGAGCGATACAGTTAAAGAAGTCATTAACAGAGGTGAATATGGGATTCTCGGAGCGCCTGGCGCAGGCAATGAAGCATGCTGGATACACACAAGGCCGATTAGCCAAAGATGTCGGCATGGCTCAGTCCAGCGTTAATAAATTACTTAAGGACGCTAACGGCTCTCGTAAGACCGTTGAGATCGCCTCTGTGCTGGGTGTGCGACCGGAGTGGCTGTCTACTGGTGAAGGGGAAATGGCTGCCAGTGGCTCAAGAGAACCGACTGCGCTATACCAGGTTAATCCGTCACTGAATGGGATTTACCGCGTGGATGTACTCGACGTTAAAGCCAGCGCTGGTCCGGGCAGCATTGTCACTAGCGATTTCATTGAAACTATCCGGGCCATCGAATACACAACTGAACAGGCGCGCGCTTTGTTCGGCAACCGGCCAGCTAATCACGTCAAGGTCATCACAGTTAACGGTGACAGCATGGACGGAACGATTTCGCCTGGCGATCAGATCTTCGTTGACACCGGTGTAACACATTTTGATGGTGACGGGGTATATGTATTTGTTTTCGGTAAGACTCTGCACGTTAAGCGTCTGCAGATGCAGCGCGACCGCCTGGCAGTTATCTCAGATAACCCGATTTACGAAAAATGGTACGTAGAAGCCGGGGACGAAGACTCGTTCTATGTAATGGCAAAGGTCCTACTCAGACAGTCAATAGATTACAAACGCTTCGCATAAACACCTATTATGGTTTTTGCGTCTATGTGATTGAGAGAAGCTTATCAGTATTTTCCATTGCGGATTAGCTATTTCTGGATAGGATGTTTCATACAATTTTCAAAGTGGACAGCTCAATAATGAAATGGATTAAAATTGCATTTGCTGGCTCCTTGCTTGTAACTACCTCAACTTTTTCGGCAGAGTGGATCGCCTCATACAACAACGATGAAATGCGCGGAACTGCAACCAAATTTCTGCAAACTGAATCCGTCAACTCTGTAGAATTTGAATTCCCTTACAATGGCGGATCCACGATGACTTTAGTTCTTCGGTCCCCAAAAACTGAATTGAAGGGTGACCAAAAAGCAGAAGATCTTAAAACTAGTGAAGCAATATTATTGATAAGCAAGGGACAATTTAGCTGCAACTCTTATGATGGTTGCGAGATTTCAGTTAAGTTCGATAATGAAAAAATTCAGAAGTATAAAATGAGTCCTGCTGAGAACGGCCGCTCCGATGTCATTTTCTTTGATAAGTCCAATGGCTTTATCAAAAGCATAACCAACCACAAGAAGCTCATTATCGAGGCTGATTTCTATCAGGCAGGGCCAAAACAATTCAAATTCAACCTTGAAGGTTACACGACCCCGAAACAAGGATAACAACAACCCGCTCAGGCGGGTTTTTTATTGCCCCTATGAAGACGCTTTGATTCCCCTCTCACCACATCAAACACTACCAACATCACTTTTTTCACTCTCTCCTCAAAAAAATATCGCTTTAACTTTCAATTAATTATAACTTTATCGATAGTAAATATCGTTTTGGCGATTGACTCAAATAATCGCTTTAGCTATTGTTAGCTCATCGAAACGAAACATCGACAGCTGAGCGAAGTTAGCCAGCGGCGGACAGCAAGTCGCCTGCTTTTTAACAACATGCAAAGTCGGAACAGCACTCGGTAATCCTGTTTAGACCCCAACGCAAATCTGCGGCGTAGCACCGGGCGCGATCCGGTCGGTGTGAGGCTACCCCCTCGCGAGAGCGATAAAGGCGTGGGAACGGGCAACACTGGCGGGATGAGAGGTGCGAAGCGCAAACAGATTTATTCCAGTCCATTCGAAACTGAGTGGGCTGGGCTGAATCACAGAGTCTTTCACGCCCGATTGGGCATCACGTTCAAATGGCTAGCCGCTGCCACCCAATTTCACGCGGCACACCGAATCGGAGGAGTTATGTAACAGGCAACAATGACGACTGAAAATGAATATTCAGCCCCGGATTATGCCGGGGCACGCTATGAGTTAATTTTACGGTTGGTGCTCATCAATACGAGCAATCGGTACTCCGGTTTCAGTACTTCCGTCTCTGTAGGTGATGTCTACCTTCGTTAAGACGGGATCATCTGGATTAGTAACTTTTGTCACTTTCCCCCAACGTCCAGGACTATTTTTAGTAGTGACTCTATCACCAACTTTAATCTGCATCATTTTTATCCTTATCCAATTGATTTTGAAAAAGAACATTATAACAGTCACTCTAAAAAAACCACTTACTTCTAATAAATCAGTCCCCTCATACCTCAGCCGCTTCACCGAGGCGGCTTAGTTATGACAACCGGCGGCCATCCACCGCCAGATATTGCGCAACCCCATTATTAACGTTCGGCGGCGCGGCCTTAAGCGCGGAGATGATTATGAGCACAAAAAATAGCGGAGGTCCTGCGTTCCCTTACTCCGGGGTTCACAAGGGCGCGAAAGTAAATCTGATAGTCGATAGCCATGGCATAACGCTGAGGGACTATTTCGCAGCAAAGGTTTGCCAGGGTGTTATGGCATCAGGAACTTCTATGAGCATTGGCACTAACCATGAAGAAGAGATGCTTGATATGGCAAGAGCATTTTATTCGATGGCCGACGCCATGATTAAAGCTAGGGAGTTGCCATGACAGTCACCCACAACGGCAAGCAGTACACCGCCAAAAAGCTTAACGATAACGGGTGGCAGCTGACGTCGGTATCGACACCGCGTGAAAAGCTGACGCTTAACCGCTGGCAGATGCATATCGCTGGCCTCCTGAAACAGGTTGAGGTGAAGGTATGATCAACCACTACGGCACCACCCCGCTCATTCGCCAGTGCATCACGCCCGGCATGATGGCAATGCATGAAGGCCGCACCTATCGCGTCTCAGCAGTCATTCAGGAGCGCAAATGGGTTTACCTCCACACCGATGCAGAAATCATCCGCCTCAGTGACTGCGTGATTGACGTCCTTCTGGACGGTCACGGCAACCCTATCCAGCACTAACCCCATATTCAACCGATCGGCCTGGCTAAAAGCGGGCGGGATCTGCACATCCAAATTTCAGGAGAAACCATGAGCGAAGTAACGGACTTAACTGTCATCGAAATCAAGCCGGAGCAGGCGCCGGTGCTTTACAGCACGGGTGGCCTTAATAGCTTTCTCGAGCAAATACGCGAACTGGCTAAAGAAGTTCCAGACGTTACCACTAAAAAAGGCCGTGACCGCATTGGCAGCCTGGCGCGCATGGTTGGCTCCAGCAAAACAGCCATTGAGAAACCAGGTCGAGAGTACCTCAAGCGATTGAAAGAGGCGGTTAAGCCAGCAGAAGAAGAACTGAGAGTATTCACCCGCGAGTGCGATGCCATTCGTGACGCAATCCTTAAACCACGCGATGAATGGGAAGCCGAGCAGGAACGCATCAATGCTGAAGAAGCCATGAACGCGCTGCACGCCGAAGCGCTGGAAATGAACATCAAGTTCGATCAGGAGTTGGCGGCCAAGTTCGAAGCAGACCATGAAATAGCTCTGCTGATGAACAAGGATTTCGACCGTGACCGCGAAGAGCAGCGCCGCCTGGCGGAACAGGCTCAGCGTGAACGTGACGAGCGACTGAAGCAGGAGGCGGCAGAACAAGCCCGCCTCGATGCCGAAGCGAAGCACAAAGCTGAGATCGAAGCCGCAGCGCGCCGTGAAGCTGAAGAGAAGGCGCGTGCTGAAGCTTCGGAACGCCAGCGCATTGAAGGTGAACAACGTGCGGCACGCGAGAAGCAGGAAGCAGAAGCGCGGGCGGAACGCGAAAAAGCCGCGGCGGTTGAAGCTGAGCGCCTGAAAGCAAAACAGGCTGAAGATGCTCGTTTGGCCGAAGAGAGGCGCAAAGCCGACGAACAGGCAAAGCGGGAAGCTGATGTGAAGCATCGCAAGACGGTCGGCACCAACATCGTTAACGCTCTCACCAGCCACACCAGTTTAACCCGCGAGCAGGCTATCGAAGTGCTTACCGCCCTGAAAGATGACCTGATCCCCTGCGCAAAAATTCATTACTGAGGCAACCATGAACGCATACCTCACTTACGACCGCATCGAAGATCGGCGCTGGGCTGAGCAGCAGATAACCGACGAGAAAGAGAGGTGGATCGACGACCGGGCGCAGCAAATTATCGACATGATGCCAAAAGAGCCGTCCGGCCTCTTCCACTTCACGGTCCCGATCGACACCAGCCCATACGAAGGACTTCGCAGCGATAAAGCTGGCGAGGCCTACAACGATTTCATTTCGGCAGTTGCTTACGCCCAGGCCGAACACGACTGGGATCACCGTACCGGCTGCCCGTTTTAAGGATGGATTATGAGCTTAACCCTTGTTGATTTCGTCAAACAACAGGAGCCGCTTTTCATTAAGGCGGCAACTGACGAGCGGATGGTGTGGGCGAAGGAAAGCCAGTTCGCCATCCAGCTATTTCAGAACAACGACTACCTCGCCAAAGTTGCATTCCAGAACCAGACCAGCACGCAGAACGCAATCATCAACGTTGCGGCTATCGGCATTTCGCTAAACCCGGCGCAGAAGCTGGCTTACCTTGTTCCGCGTAAAGGGGCTATTTGCCTCGACATTAGTTACATGGGCCTGATGCACATTGCGCAGCAGTCTGGCGCCATTAAGTGGTGTCAGTCGGCAATTGTTCGCAGAAATGACCAGTTCCGCCGGGAAGGAATCGATAAGCCGCCAATCCACATCTACAACGACTTTGATACCGAAGAGCAGCGCGGGGACATCGTAGGCGCGTATGTAACGGTAAAAACTGACGATGGTGATTACCTCACCCATACGATGCGCATCGATGCCATCTACTCCATCCGTGACCGGTCTGAAGCATGGAAGAAGTACAAATCTGACAGCAGCAAGAAGTGTCCGTGGGTCACCGATGAAGAACAGATGATCCTCAAGACGGTCGTGAAGCAAGCGGCAAAATACTGGCCGCGCCGTGAGCGTCTGGATGCAGCCATCGATCACGTCAACACCGAAGGCGAAGAAGGCATTAACTTCGCAGCAGAGCGCCAACCAGAGCGCGATGTCACTCCAGCGGATAGCGAGATAATCAGCGAAATTAACGACGTTCTTATCTCAATGAATAAAACCTGGGACGATGACCTACTGCCACTTTGTTCCAAAATCTTCCGTCGTGATATTCGCGAATCATCAGAGCTAACCCAAACCGAAGCCGTGAAAGCTCTCAGCTTCCTCAAACAGAAGGTGGCAGCATGACACCAGAAATTATCCTGGCCAGAACCGGCATTGACGTAACCACAATCCAGCAGGGCGATGAGGCGTGGCACCGGCTGCGCCTCGGAGTTATCACTGCCTCTGAAGTGCACAACGTCATTTCTAAGCCGCGCTCCGGCACAAAATGGACGGGCATGAAGATGTCCTACTTCCTCACCCTGCTCGCCGAGGTCTGTACCGGCGTCGCTCCAGAGGTTAACGCCAAGGCGCTGTCCTGGGGCAAGCAGTACGAGGAAGACGCGCGCACCCTCTTCGAGTTCACCACTGACGTGAAAGTCACGGAGTCTCCGATCTTGTTCCGTGACGAGAGCATGCGTACCGCGTGCTCCCCTGACGGCCTTTGCAGTAACAATTTCGGCCTCGAGCTGAAATGCCCGTTCACCTCCCGTGACTTCATGAAATTCCGTCTCGGCGGTTTAGAAGCCATTAAGTCAGAGTACATGGCCCAGGTGCAGTACAGCATGTGGGTAACCGGAAAAGACGCCTGGTTCTTTGCCAACTACGACCCGCGCATGAAGCGAGAAGGAATTCACCATGTCGTCGTTGAGCGGGATCCGCAGTACATGACCGATTTCAACGAAATGGTGCCGGAGTTCATCGAGAAGATGGACGAGGCGCTGGCGGAGATCGGATTCACGTTCGGTGAGCAATGGAGGTAGCGATGAGGGAACTTTGGCAGCCGTGGGAAAATCTCTTTCTACATGAAGTTGGCGGAACAATGCCGATATCGGTAATTGCTGAAAAGCTTGAGCGCACGGAACGCGCCATAACAACTCAGGCATCGCGTATCGGCGCAACTCTTCCATCTCGAATGACGGGCAGACGCTGGACCAAAGCCGAATTGTTCATTCTCAGCCGTTTCACACCTGAAGAAGTCGCCGCAGCAACCGGGCGCTCAATTTACTCCATACGCAGCAAGTTACAGTCTCTGACCAGAGCGTCAGGAGGAAAAGTCATGCCTGAATGGACAGCAGAAGAAATTGCATACCTCTGGCGCCACACCAACGCAGAAGTCGCAGAGATGACTGGTCGCAGTATCGAAGAGGTCGGAGATAAACGGCTGCAGGTGAATATTGAACGCAATGGCTGGGATGTTAACGATCCGGAGCGTGAATCATGAAATACGGAAGCGTGTGCAGCGGCATCGAAGCTGCCAGTAAAGCGTGGGAACCTATCGGATGGAAACCGGCCTGGTTCTCTGAAATCGAACCATTCCCATCCGCAGTCCTTGCCAATCACTGGCCGGAAGTAACCAACCTCGGCGACATGACCAAAATCGCCGATGCGGTGCGCGCTGGTGATGTCGAAGCGCCTGATGTTCTGGTCGGTGGTACGCCCTGCCAGGCATTCAGCATCGCCGGCTTACGTGAAGGCCTGTCTGATGACCGCGGGCAGTTAACCCTCTCTTACGTGGAATTAGCCAATGCAATCGACGCAAAGCGCCGCGAACGCGGTGAGCCAGAAGCAATCATCGTCTGGGAAAACGTCCCCGGCGTGCTCAGCAGCAAAGACAATGCCTTCGGGTGCTTTCTGGCAGGACTTGCCGGAGAAAGCAGTGAGTTGCAGCCACCAGGGGGAAAATGGACGCACGCAGGTTGTGTGTCTGGACCAGAAAGGGTTATCGCCTGGCGTGTCCTTGATGCTCAATTTTTCGGAGTGGCCCAACGTCGCCGACGTGTGTTCGTTGTCGCAAGTGCTCGAAAAGGATTCGATCCCGCAGCGGTACTTTTTGAGCTCGACAGCGTGCGCCGGGATTCTGCGCCGCGCCGAGAAACGCAAAAGGCTGTTGCCGCCCTTACTGTACGAGGCGTTGGAACGTGTGGCGCAGATGACAATCAGGCACAAGCTGGACACCTGATTGCTTTTGGCGGTGGCAATACTGCCGGTCATATTGATGTGGCGACCGCCTGCACCGCGCATGGGATCAGGTTGGATTTTGATACTGAGACTTTTGCAGTGCACGGCACGCAGGATCCAGATACCAACCGAGAACTTGCGCACACGCTCGGACGCAACAACGGACAGGAAAACGCGATAGTTACTGAACCATTCACATTGGCAATCCGTGGTCGGTCAGAAGGGAGCACGATCGAAGTGAGAAATGACGGAACTGCCAACGCGCTTTTGACACCGAATGGCGGCCGCGCTGGTATGGGGGTCGGAGCTATCGGGTGGGGTATGCAGGTTCGCCGCCTAACACCGATTGAGTGCGAGCGCCTTCAGGGCTTTCCAGATAATCACACTCTGATCGGCTGGCGCGGGAAGGATGCTACCGAATGCCCTGACGGGCCACGCTATAAAGCGATCGGTAACAGCATGGCGGTACCGGTAATGCGATGGATCGGAGAGCGCATCGCCGCAGCGCTGCCAGCCGAGAAGCTGAACGGTGATTATGGCGGAAGTAAAACGCCGCTCGAACAGCGCGACCTCTGGCGCACCCCACCAGCCCTCTTCGCTTCCCTCGATGCTGAGTTCTGCTTCCAGTTGGATGCCGCTGCGGCGCCGTATAACGCGCTGTGCCGGAGGTTCATCACCGCTGAGCAAAACACGCTGGAAACGCCATGGGCTGATTACCTGAACGTTCCAGGCTACGTCTGGCTGAACCCGCCATACAGCGACATCACGCCGTTCGTTAAGAAGGCCGCTGCCGAGAGCGCCAATCAGATCGGGACGGTCATGCTGGTACCGGCAGACACTTCAGTTGGCTGGTTCAAAGAGGCTATCCAGACCGCCAGCGAGGTTCGCTTCATCACCGCCGGGCGGCTGGCGTTTATCAACCCGGTCACTGGTAAGCCAGTATCGGGAAATAACAAAGGGTCGATGCTCATAATCTGGCGACCGTACCCGCGTACACACTGCCACTTCGCAACTGTGGGCCGGGACGAGCTTATGGCTTTCGGAGCGAAACTTATCGCCCGCCGGGAGGCCGCATGACGCCAGAAACAGACAACGCCATCCGCGCAGCCTGCCGTCGCTGCACCGAGGAAATACAGCAGGCCATGCGCAAGAAGCCAAAGCCTAACTGGAACGAAACGGTGCCTCCCATCATCAACAAGCATCACAAGAAAATTGAAGCTCTGGGAGTTAGCCTCCTGGAGTTCGTCGTCAAAACTGGCCGCCTTAACGGGCGGTTTGGAGCCGAACAATGACAACAAAATTCCCCGGGTCGCTAAGTCGGCCCTTTTTATTGCTGGCGTTCACCTTCAACCGAATTAACCGACAGTTCCTGGAGAATTGACCATGGCAGACATCATCGATACCGCAGCAGAAATTGAAGAGTTTCAGCGTAACGCTGCCCTTTCCGCTCACCGCATCGACCGCAACGCCGTATCAGCTGAGCATTGTGAAGAATGCGACGAACCAATTCCCGAGCCGCGGCGCGCTGCCGTTCCCGGCTGCCAGACGTGCGTTAGTTGCGCCAGTGATAACGAACTACGGTTGAAACAGGTGGGGAAATGATATGCGCGTGAAATTTGATGTTGGGGAAAAGGTGGGCATGCTCACGCTAATTGAGCCTTTCCCCAAAGATGAAAAAGGGGTTTATAAGGGTAAATTTTCTTGTGATTGCGGTAGCACTAAAATTATTCGCCTTTCTTTCGTTAAAAGTGGTCACACAAAATCATGTGGCTGCTTAAAGATTGAAGCAAAAAGGACTCACGAAATGTCGAGTTCTTCAGAATATAGGATTTGGGAGTTGATGTTACATAGATGCGAAAACCCTAAAGATAAGAGATACAAGGATTATGGCGGGAGAGGAATAACTGTCTGTCATCAATGGCATGACTTCAACTTGTTTTACGCTGATATGGGCGCTCGTCCTGATGGGCTTACACTGGACCGCATCGATAATGACAAGGGGTATTCACCGGAAAATTGTCGTTGGGCCACGCCATCTGAACAGCAGTTGAACAGAAGGAAATTGAAGGGAAGCAAATCTCGATTTGTTGGTGTAACTCAACGTCCATCAGGTAGGTGGTCCGCAAGGATAACTGTCAATTACAAAGACATTTATCTTGGTGATTACGATACAGAAGAAGCGGCTTCCGAGGCCTACCAGAAAGCAAAGAAAAGGGTTCTTGAAGAGTTTGATCTAATGCGTAAGCAGAGGGGGCTGTAACTTATCCTCACTCCTTTATTAAACAGCAGTATTTACGTCCTTCACGGTGTCGGCCTAATATTTGTTAGTCTGTATTCAGGAGATCATAAGATGAAAGATATTATGCTTTTTGGTGCTGGACATGAAGGCACAAAGAAACAGGTTGAACCCGGGAAAGAATCCTACTACTTCAACAGCAAACCAGTACCATCGCCCACAGGCACTAATATAGTTAGTCATAGTGCAGAGCGGGTTTCATTCCGGGTTAGCACTGTTTATCCAGAAAAAGGAGGTTTTTTGATTGGAGTGCATGGTGAAGAACCTTCAGATAAAACGATAGTAGATGCGATATTTAAGTACAACCCTACCCCGCTAAACTGAAAACAGCGTACTGAAACGAACCTCGCCCTGGCGGGGTTTTTTATTGGATAAAACTCGCTGCGCCCGGCGTGCGGCATGAGGAGAGATTATGGGGAAGACATCTATTCGTCTTGAGGAGTTTAAGAGAGATGCTAACGGTCTAGAGGACTACAGCAAATATACCGTTATCAGTCACTCCTCAGAGGAACATTCAACAATCGTCGATTGGCCCGTCGAACTCGAGTATCGCCCGATGACGCATCTCAACCAGGTTTCAATGAGTATCCACTCTGACCTGCATGAAACAAAAGAAGAAGCCATGGAGCAATTAGGTCGCTGGCTAATTCGCCTCGGTGAGGCTTTGCAAGAACACAATTTCAAATGACGCAACTGATAGCCAGTTATGAGCTGGCTATTGGGTGCGAAAGCGCCACCTCGTGATCCCTTTTGCCCGGCCCCGCGCCGGGTTCTTTTTTGCCTGGAGACACCCATGAGCGAAATGACCTTAATCGTGCCCAACGACTGGGTAACCGAAGAAAAGCTCGTCGAGATTACCGGACTTCGCCCGGGCACTATCGAGCGGGCCCGCAAAAAATGCTGGATGGTCGGTCGGGAATATCTGCATGTCTCCCCGGACGGCGTGCCGAAGAAAAACAGCGAATGCATGTACAATCGTAAGGCTGTCGACCAGTGGGTTGAGAGCATGTCAAAGAAACAGCCGGGTGCGCGCCAATGAAGATCCGTTTATGCTTAGCGGGCTCTTGGACGTCAGGAGGGAATAATGGCTAAGTCAGCATACCCAACAGGCGTGGAGAATCATGGCGGTACGCTCCGCATATGGTTCATCTATAAAGGCAGCCGGGTGCGTGAAAGCCTCGGCGTGCCGGATACACCAAAAAACAGAAAGGTCGCTGGCGAGCTGCGCGCGTCAGTGTGCTTCGCGATAAAGACCGGCAACTTCAACTATGCCGCCCAGTTCCCTGACTCGCCGAACCTGAAAAGGTTTGGGGTGGAGAGCAAGGAGATCACAGTACTCGAACTGGCGAACAAATGGCTTGAATTGAAGCGCATGGAGATCAGCACCAATGCGATGTCGCGCTATTCATCGATAGCACGCAACATGGTGCCGAGAATTGGCGGTGATAAGTTGGTATCTGCGGTGACACAGGAAGACCTGCTGTTTATCAGGAAGGAGTTGTTAACCGGTTATCACGTATTGAAGACAGGACAGAAGACACCAGTAAAAGGCCGGTCTGTCAGAACTGTCAACAATTACATGAGAACGATGTCAGGCATGTTTAACTTCGCAGAGGACAGTGGTTATGTGAAGGCGAATCCGTTTAACGGTATTTCCATGCTTAAACGGTCACGTACTGAACCAGATCCACTCACACGAGAGGAGTTCGTCAGACTCATTAATGCATGCACTCATCAGCAACTGAAAAACATGTGGTCGCTGGCAATTTATACCGGAGTGCGTCACGGCGAACTTGTGTCGCTGGCCTGGGAAGATATCGACCTGAAGGCAGGAACGATGATCATCCGCCGGAACCATACTTTGACGAAGGAGTTTACCCTTCCCAAAACGGAGGCCGGAACGGACCGTATCATTAATCTTATTCAGCCAGCCATCAATATATTGAAGAACCAGGCTGAAATGACCAGGCTGGGCAAGCAATATCAGGTTGAGGTGAAATTGCGTGAATACGGTCGTACTGATGTGCATCCATGCACGTTCGTGTTCAACCCGCAGATCGTATCGCGTAATGGCCGTGCCGGGCATCATTATGCAGTTGGCTCGATCAACCAGTCGTGGGAGGCGGCAATGCGGCGCGCCGGGATTCGCTATCGCAGAGCATACCAGTCACGACACACGTATGCATGCTGGTCGTTGGCTGCCGGTGCCAACCCAAACTTCATCGCGAAGCAAATGGGCCACACCGATGCGCAAATGGTTTACCGGGTGTATGGATCCTGGATGGCTGAAAATAACCAGGACCAGGTACTCATCCTCAACCAGAAATTGAGTGAGTTTGCCCCATCCATGCCCCACGCGATGGGATCGAATGGTTATTAA